ACCGTAGCCTTTCTTCGGCTACAGCAGATAGCTGATTCTGTAGTACTTGTTTCTGTAGCTCTGTTAGGATAGAGCCTTGTAATACTTCATTCTCTTCTAGCTCATAAGAAGAGAATGAGTTAGCTATCAGATGCGCCATGTTATTGTCCTTCTACGTTAGCAGCGGTAGGTTGATTAGTGGTTTCTGGTGCAGGTTTATTTCCTGCAGGGTTATAACCAAACTGCTCAGGTACAGGTTGAGGAGGTAACTTATCCTGCTCAACTCCTGCTTTCATAGCCTCTACCACTGCTCCTTGCCAAGCGCTCGTAGCTTGCTCATAAGCCATCTGCTCCTGAGACTTCTCAAACTCAGAGATCTTAGCTCCCTGTGTCTTCATCATATAGGAGAACAGGGGAGCAATATTATAAGCTGCACCAATCTCAGGAGAAGAGCCAAGAACCTGCAAAGCTACACTGTAACCTTCTGCATTAATTAGCTTAGATGCAGGAGTAAGGCCATCAGAAACCTTAAACTCAAGTACAGCCTTACGTAACTGGATAGGGTCTACTTCTACCGCTACTTGCTTATCACGGTTATAGATAGTAGTACCGCCCTGATACTGCAGGATATTAAGCTTAACCATATGCTTAAAGGGTACAAAGACCTGAGCCTCTAATAGCATAGCTGCCATCTGATCTCTGCCATTAGCATTCTGCATAACAGAGTCAAACTCGCTAAGGGTCTTATTACCTTTAACGAACTGACCCTGAGATGCTTGGTTCTGACCAGATACAGTATTAGCTAAACCTAGCAGAGCTTGAAGCGGCTGCATAGATGTGCCAGCTTGATCTTCGCTGTAAGGAAACTGATATACAGCATCAGAGATATTCTTACCATAAGCTGCAGGTCGTACTGGAATCTTAGCAGATGGGTTATCACTGTTAATATGAGCAGAGGTAATACGAGAAGGATCGTATAGAACTCTGTCAGTTACAGCACGACGACGAGAGTGCATCACTGAATTCATATAAGCAGAAGCTACATGCTGGAAAGGTTCTGCATTACTAGCCAGAGACTTAGTCTGGTAACCTAAGCCATCCTCAAGAGGCTGCCCAATAAGGATAGGCAGGTAGTTATGAGCATTAGTCTGACGCTCACAGTAGATAATATGCTGATGATTTACGATAACCAGCTTATAAATCTGAGGGATGTTACGGTTAGGTACAGTCAGAGAGAACTCAGAAGGTAATACTCGCGCATATAAGGTAGTTACCTCATAGGAATCCTTATACTCAATAGGACGACGTAGGTTAGATAGACCTGCCCAGCTCATCCAGTTAGTTCCAGAGGTCTTAAGATTCTCTAAGTCTATCTCAGGATTAACGATAGGGGTATATACATGCTTAGAATCTGCAGTTATACCAGAACCTCCGCCAAATCCAGACTCTAAAGCATCTTTAATATTAACTGTAATCTTATCAGGCAGCTCCTGAATAAAGGTTTTGAGTTTAATACGGCTCATAGTCTCTGTAAAACCAGCAAACTCTCCATGCTTGTATACTTCAGTAGGAGGTACGCGAGGATCTACGAAAGTATTATAGGGGTCTAAGGTACGTACCTTATTACCCTGCCACAGAACTTCTACCAACTCTGCAGCATTAGCGCCTTTTAGGTTAGTCTCTACTGCCTGAGTTACTTCCTTTCCCCAGCTAATCTCTACTGGAGCGAAGTTGTACTTAAAGCCATTACGGAAGAACATGAGAAACTCACGAACCCAGCAACCACGGATAGAGTTCTCTTCCATGATAGTCTCTAACTGCATAGCTTCATCCATATACTTAGGATCAGCTACTACTCCAAAGATAGGAGAGCCAGTTAAGCTCTCTCTGATAGACCTTATCTATGTTCTCCATCCTGCTGCGTAAGCCAGATCTATGATCTTGTTGTAGCTCTTGCATCTTGGTGTAGTACTGGATAAAAGAGGCTTGAGACTCTTTAGATAAAGGTACTGGTGTTGAACCTGCCATACTATTATGCCCCTTATAGGTACAATTAAATTTGTTATTACGCGACTTCGTAGCTCAGCTGACCGCCGGCAGAGGCTAACATGCACCTTACCCCAACTAAGAACTTATTTCCTCACCGCTTCGCTAGGCTCGTAAAAAGATTCTCAGTAGTGGGCCCTCAGGCACATAACAGCCAGCCTAAAGGTCAGATGAGCACTACGTCGCTGATGCCCGCTGCCGCAAACCTTCCAGCTAAGTTAGAAAGGTGAGTTATCTTCTAATACTTCCAACGCATCAAAGTCCTGTTGCTCAATGATGTTACCAGCTATGACGAACTCCCCATACTCTTGTACAACTTTCGGAGCATAGGTAAGTAAATCTAGCAAGCCATCTGTGTTGTCTCTGCGTAATGGATTAAACTGGGTAATCTGGAGATGCACAGCGGGCTTAGCCTCATCTAATACAAATAACTCTCCAGCTCTGTATGCCTTAAACATCTCCAGGATTCTAGCGTTCTTAGAGCGAGTACCTGAGTATATAGGCACTGCCTCTATCCCTACGACTCCCATCTGTAAGCAGATGAAATCGAACCAGTAGAGTAGGGAGTACTGATAAGCATTAGCTTCTACAGCTATCAGTCTGCAGTTATGAGTAAGAGCATATGCGAGAGCCTTACGAATAGTCTCTCCTGGGGAGAATCTACCTTCCTCTAATTCCATAAGGACAGGAGAGGCATCGTGGATTTCAAAGTAACCTACAGATACAGCGTCCGAACCTAACTTATCAGTCGCAGGATCTATTATGATAAAGTTTCCGCCAGGTATATCTCCGTCACTATGAGGTACATCAGGTAGCTTACTAAGGTCAATAAGATTATTGGAGGAAGCATTCTCATCATTAAGAACTTCAGCATAGAATATCTCCGGCTTACCCATAGCGAGATCGTTCTCGAACTCATTGGTAAGCTGCTTAATAGGTTGTAAGTCTTCCCACAGAGATGTACCATCTGCAAGAATCCCACCAGCTATGAACTTAGTCCAGCGTGGGTTATACTTGAGCTTGCGTAGAATAGATAACTTAGTAGGATACATATTACCTATGAATAGGAATATGCAGCCATGAGGAGACTTAGCTTTCATAGCTGTACCTACCATCCAGTTCTCTAAGCTGGTAGATTGTACCTCAGAATCTGCACACTCCCTAGATTGTATGTCCTCGAACACCATTACATCAGGACGTTCGTTCTTAATGTTAAGTCCACGGAGAGAGCCTTCTGCACCAATAGCAGCTAGGGTTATGTTTCTACCTCTGAACCCGAACTTTTTCAATGACTGAGTGTCCTTCTCTACTCCTAATCTCCAGTCACCAAATACAGCTTTAATATTAGGCTCATCTAGCATGTCTGTTACATCTGATATGATGTTCTCTGCTAGCTTCGCTGTCGCTGCTACTATTAGAATGAACTTCTTATCTGTGAATAGGATACAATATACTACAAAAATTTTCAGTAGCGTTGTCTTACCAAATCCACGAGGTAAGCCAAGAGCTAACTGAGGGAAGATTCTAGACTGGTGCGCATAGCCAAGTAGCCAATCCCACACAGATTTAAATACAGGAGGAAAATCGAACTGGAATACAGTAGGCATTATGAGAGCGCCTAGGAAATCCAAGTCCTGCTTAGCTAGATTACTTACATCTTGCGCAGATGCTCCCAGCTGCCGTATCTCTGTACCTGCTGACTCACCTCCCTCCAGCTCAGATAAGGATACAGCAGACTTAGGAGGTTCAGATACAGTAGCTGGCATATCTAAAGCACCTAGATCTGCTGCTGGCTTATCTTCGTCATACCCTCCTAGATCTGCTAGTAGGTCGTGATTCTTATCCTTACTCATAACTGCTCTTAGCCCCGAACCTTATAGGATACGGAGGATACGAAACAATGTGAGGAGCGAGTCTCTACAGCATAGCTAACTCTGTGAGCAGCCAGTCTATCTAAGACAGTTCTAGCATTCTTAGCTATAGCCTCTACGTGAGGTCTTTGCATGGCTGTAACTGGCTTACCTGCAATTACTGCTACGACAGTTACTTCTCTCCTAAGGGATAGTAGTTGAGCTAAAGCTCTTTCAGTTTTCATAGCTGTCACTTTATGCCTCCTCTGCTTGTTCCACTTGCTTAAGTAAGTTACCTGCCTGCATAGTTACAAGGCTCTGATCTCCTGCACTTACTACTTGGTTATCTATATTAGTAGTAAACTTTACAGCTACGTGCGTAGGGAGAATGATATTAACAATGTTCTGTGAATTCGTTACTTGCTCAGGTGCAGACTGCCCACGACGCTTAGCTGCATTTATTACCTGTATAGCTTTTAGGATATCCTGTGGGCGCAGTAAGAGAGCCAGCTGCCTCTCTAACTTAGCTATTAAAGAGTCCTCTAGGGAGTCATAACTAGCATCTCTATCATTATGCTTCTGTAAGTTCTGATAGCGTAGTTCGGCTACCTGTCCCGCGAAAGTCTCATTAGCTAGAAGCTGCGATATGCGAGACGGCTCTACGCCCAATGCAGCCGCTACGCTTTCAGCTGAGACACCGCTACCTAGTAATGCGAGGGCGCGGTCTTCGGTAGGAGTGTTTTTTATCTGATTCATGGGGACATTATAGGCTATTATATATAAGGTGTATATGTGGGAATCAGTTTCACCTGTTCTTAGGGAGAGCTATGCGCTGAAAAAGTTTAGGGAATTTTAAGGTCTGGTATAGGAAAGGACACAACTTCAAAACTAAAAAGGCTCCTACCCCCTCCCTAAGAATGATTCGCATTAACACTTAGGTTCTCACTTAGACTTAGATGCAAGGCATAAGGTAGGATGCGAATGATTCCTATTAACACCGATGGGGGTAGTGCGTAGATTGTCACATTGTGACGGCGTAGATTGTCACATATAACCTAGTGGAATGGTAGGGTACGGCACTGGTAAGGGATGCAGCGTGGTATAACTTGGCACGGTTCGTGCTTCTATATAGGTAAGGGGCGCAGCCTGTGCCACTACTTTATAGGATACTATTACCATGATTAACTCTACTGATACTAGCAACAACCCTACCTCATCTAACGTACACATGGCAGACCTAAGCCGCGCTACTGCTAATGCTGTAGCCGATGCAGTCGCTACCGCCTCAGATGTTAATACCTTTAAGGAATACGACACAGCTCTGACCATTCCAGCAGTGGAGGGGTATCGCGCTGTTAAGTGTCTTTATAAGAAGAACGCTAAGACAGGCAAGGCAGCGGGAACTAATAGCTTTGTCCGTATCGCTGACCATATCACAAGCGAAGCGGTAACAGATAAGCTAGCGGGCCTCATGCCTTACCTTATAACCTACCTACAAGAAGAAGAAAACAAGGTAGTTAAGGCGAAGCATGTAGCAGGCGCTACCATCATTGACCCCGACACTATCAGCTTAGATAGCATCATTGCCGCCCTAGAATCTAGTGGCACCAACAACCGCTTGAATAAGGAACGCGTTGAAGAATGGTTTGCTGGCTCAATGCTCGAATCTCTGATGGTAGCATTTGCTGATAAGATGGGGCTATCTGATGAGCCTACGCAAGCAGAGCTGGATAAGCTGGAACAGATAACAGGTGTGTATAAAGCTAAGTTCGCCAGCCTTGCCAGTGGTAAGACTAGCTACAGACCAGAAGAAGCTGAGTTGATGCTAAAAGCCCTAGATGTAACAGGAGCCGGAACTACTGAGATTGGTGGCCGCTTCGTGGTAAGGCTGGAGCGCATGAAGACAGTATCTACTGATGATCTTATGCTCTCACTGTAGATAGCTACTCCCTTATAGCCTCCTTCATTGGGGGCATTTTTATGCCTATAGATATGGTAGCTGAGAGGTTCTTACAATGTATCTTAGATTTAGTTATTCTGGAATATGGCAAATCGTGCCAATGTGTGCCAACTTGCCACAATGCCAGAACACCCCTATATGGGTATCCAGAGGTATATATATATCATGT